CAGTGTTGGTTAACTGTTCTGGTACGGTGAAATCTCTTTCGGATTGTATAATAATCTCACCAAGATCTACATTCCTTCTCAGTATTGTACCACCTGCCGCAGAGTTAGATGCGAATGCTCTCTGGCCTGGGATCATGATACCAGTTAGATCTGCATGTGACCTCACAAATTTATGCGGAAAATCTCTTTTGACTTTTGCGTCAAGTGCTCTCATCGATAGAGGCCATCCCTGTCTACGGATATCATCATTCATCAAATAAAACGTCCAGTGGTAATCAGTCGTACCATATATTTTATATGATACCTGATCTGGTCTATCGTTATCCAATACATAATATGTCTGATAGTATGGTGCAAGATCTTTTAATTCATCTATAAAATCTACGTAAGAAGTTATATCTTGAAAAAGTTCTAGTGTTAATTCAGCTCCACCTTTTTTGTTAAAGTCATCACCAAAAGCATAATCAACACTACTAAAGTTTGTGAAATAGTTTGACATGTTAGTGTCCGTTCTCTATGTCTTGTTGGTTCAATGCGCGGAACTCTTGAAATTGTAGTGACATATTCATGTGTACAGGTTTACCTTGATCGTGATATGACATACCGCCTGGATTAAAAGTTGTACTAACATCTCTTAAAAAACAGAATAATGGTTTCGGCATTCCTTGTATTTCAGCATTGTTAAACTTAAAATTTATTTCAAACAAATTTGGAAACTTATATCCTAATGGAAATCCTGATTGTAATGCAGATTCTGGAATTGCTTTTGGATACATTTGAGTCCTGAATGTTTTTATTATTCTTTCCACTTGGTTTTGTTCGGCCCTAGAAGTAGGATAGAAATCGTATTGAAAGGAGAAGTTTCTTACTGACACACCTTGAAATACAGATCTGGTATTAGGATTGACAGTTACCTGAAGACCAAGATTAAATGCTGCTTGTTGACCAGAAGTTAATAGTTTTGCATATGCTTGAACACCTCTTGCCATTGCAACTCTTGCAGTATCAAGATTACCCCCACCAGAAAACAAACCTGTTAAACTTGTTGCAGTTTCACTTAACATATTTCCTATTGCGCTCAACCCACTACCTGTATCATTAAATGCTTGTAAACCTGCTGCACCAGACAAACCCAACTGTGCTTGATCATACTGAATGTTATCGTGAAACATAACTCCAGGCGGCATGTATAATTTTATATCAATTGGATTTTCTAAATATGCAGTTTTAAATCCTAATAATCCTTCTTTTGCACCCGATCTCTTAGCAAATCTATCTCGTTCTTTTTGAATTTTCTTTTGTGATCCATATTGTTCGTAGATATTACCACGCCCTTGTTCTCCAAATGAAGTTGGTTTTTTAAATGACTTAACATTATTTTCAAAATCTAATGCATCTGCCTGACCTCTAACTGGAATCAATTCATCGTCTACGTGTGCTTGATATAATTCATTAACCTGATCAGTAGCATTTTTTAAAGGTGGGATAACTTCACGAACTCTGTAATGCATATAGACAGGATAACTTTCATCCACTGGATATCTAAAAGCACCACCAGATGTCCGACTCGTTACATTTTGAATTGCTGTTTCGGGTTCGTTAAAAGTTTTTTTCAATAGACCTTCAACTGCACTCTTTGCCTGTCTGAACTGGTCTGGAAATGAAATGTTTTCTGCCATGTTATTTCCTTAATAAATAAAATTTATGTAATCCTATTTATAACGAAACTATGGCATATTCTGGAAAATACAAAGTAAGAAACTTAAAGAAGTACAAAGGTGACCCTGATAAGGTGACATACAGATCTCACTGGGAAAAAGAATGTTTTCTCTGGTGCGAAAGAAACCCCAAGGTAAAACATTGGTCTTCTGAAGAAACTGTTGTCCCATATTTCTGGGACGTAGATAAACGTATGCACAGATATTTTGTTGATTTAAAAATTACATTTGAATCTGGTGATACAATATTAGTTGAGATAAAACCAGAGAAAGAGACAGAACTTCCTAAGAACCCCAACAAGTCTAAACGATACATTGGTGAAGCAATGACATATGTAAAGAACATGAACAAGTGGGAAGCTGCAAATGAATATGCAAAAGATCGTGGATGGGAATTTCAGATCTGGACTGAAAAGACACTGAAGTCCATGGGAATACTCAAAGAGTTCAAGAAGACTAAGAAACTAAAACCTTTAAAACCTTTTCGGAAAAAACCTAAAAAATAGTTATAAATAGTGTTATGTCTAATTTATTTGCCAAAGTAGAACAAGAAGCATTTCGTGCAGGTATTACTCCACGAACCAAACAATCACGTGCTTGGTTTCGTAGTAAACTAGCATCAATGGGTAGAGTCAATAGAAATCAGTTGATGCGTGATGAACAAGTTAAACTTGTAAACAAATCACAACCATTGATTGGTTCGATGAATATGTTTTTCTATGATCCCAAACACAAAGACACATTACCTTACTATGACAGGTTTCCACTATCAGTAATAGTTGGGCCTGCAGAAGGTGGATTCTATGGATTAAATCTACACTATCTGCCTCCAGTATTGAGAGCAAAGATGTTAGACGCATTGATGGACATAACTAATAACAAAAAATATGATGACAGTACAAGGTTCGAGTTATCTTATAAAGTATTGACTGCTACTGCTAAACTAAGATTTTTTAAACCGTGTTATAAACATTATTTGTTTGCACACGTAAAGAGTAGACTTGCGAGAGTATCAGCACCCGAATGGGAAATTGCAACATTCTTACCGACTGCAGATTTTGAAGGTAATAGAAGTAAAGTATATTCAGATTCTAGGAGTATGATTTAATGGCAAGTGTTGATACATTAAAGAGTTTAGCATCTTCTAAATTAGGATTTGCGAGAACGAGTAACTTTCTTGTAGAGTTGCCAACCATTGGCACTAACAATCTATTAAGTAGAATTGCAACCATGGGTGGTAATGAGTTGAATATACTTTGTAGTAATGCATCATTGCCTGGCAAACAGATGATGACCCATGACCGTAGAATCGGACTAGAGTTTCAAAAAGTTGTACATGGATATGCGGTAGATGACGTGACGATGACTTTTTATGCTCTCAATGATTACGGAATAAAAAAATACATAGACAGATGGATGTCTACTATGCTTACTGAAGAGTTGCATATAGTAGGATATAAAAAAGATTATCAGAGAGATATTCGTATCCATCAATTAAGAAAACCTATAATAAATAAAAACATTGATGTTGGCCCTGCATCTATAAACGTAGGACTAGGAGGCGGTACAGTATACTCATGTCTCTTGGTAGATGCATTTCCGACAACCGTGAGTTCAATTGAATTAAATAATGAATTAGATGGACTAGTACAAGTGAGTGTACAGTTTTCATATACGAGATGGCAAGCAATTAATGATCCACAAGGCTTCATCTCTGTTAGTGGTGGATTTGGATCTATATTATCTTAGGAGTAAATTATGGCATTGCCTAAATTAAATGATATGCCGAAATATTCGGTAACTATACCATCTTTAAAACAAGAGGTTCGAATCAGACCTTTTGTTGTAAAAGAAGAAAAGATCTTGTTGGTTGCAATGGAGTCACAAGATCCTAAACAAATCGCACATGCAATCATGGACACAATTGAATCATGTGTTCAAGATGACATTGATACACAAAAAATGACATCATATGATGTTGAGTATTTGTTTACACAGATAAGAGGAAAGTCAGTTGGTGAAACCTCTATTATTGGAGTTGATTGTCCTTCATGTGGACATAGAAATGAAGTAACCGTAAATTTATCTGAAATAAAAATTCATGGAGAAGTTCCTAATCATAAAATAAATTTAACAGATAATGTTGTGGTAGAAATGAAAGCACCTACTTACTTACAGGTTGCTAACAATGAAAAGATAACAGGTGAAAATCAAAGTTCTATGGACAGAGTATTTGCACTAATCGTTTCGTCTATAGATGCCGTGTTAACAGATGATGAAAGAATAAGTTTTAAAGATACATCTTATAATGAGTGTATAGAATTTCTAGAATCTATGACTAGTGATCAGTTTACTAAAATAAGAAATTATGTTGAAAACCAACCAAGTTTAAAACATGATATTGAATTTAAATGTGTAGGTTGTAATGAACATCAGAAAATGACATTGGAAGGAATGCAAGATTTTTTTTAATTAGTCTATCTCATACCAGTTTGATGGTGCATTACAAAACCAACTTTGACCTGATGCAACATCACAAATACTCATTGAATGAGATAGACATGATGATACCATGGGAAAAAGAAGTTTACGTAAATATGTTAATTGACTTTATAAAAGAAGAAGAACAAAGAAGACAAATGCAGAGGTAGATATGGCAGACGCAACGTTAAATGATGTCATAAAAGTTTTAAAACAGAACGACTATAATAATGGTCTTTCTGACACTGAGATGTTGACTATACAAGAGTCGATGAAAGACGAACTTGGTAAACTTACTAAAATGCTTGGATCTTTCTTTCTAAAAGATAAAGTTGCTGCAGGCGATAAATTAGAAGAAGACCGTGAAAAAAGAGAAAAGAAAGATCAATCTCAACGTAGTAAAGCAAAAGCAACAGCATCTGGATCTAAGTTTGATATGGGTGATTTACTGAGTCTTGGTGGTCTCGCAAGTATGTTACCTAAAATGCTTTTACCTTTGACTGGTGGATTAACTGCATTAAGTATGGCATTCGCAGGTTTTAGGGGATGGGAACTAGAAGCACTAAAACAAATAAAAAATATAAAGTTAGTCCCAACTCAAATCACAACAGCACTCACAAAACTAAGGACAAGTTTCCTAGCAGTATTTGGATTGTTACCAGACGGCACAGAGATAGTAGATAAGAATGATCCACTACAAGGCACTAAAAAAATAGGATCGGTGAGATCTCAGATAGTCGCTAAGTTATCAGATCTTAAAATAAGTGCATTAAAATTATTTGGACTAGATGAATTTGGAAATATAGCAAAAAATGCACAGGGTTTGCCAGACAAACCTATAATTGGTAGAGTTACATTTCAAATTAATAGATTGATAAAACCTCTAAAAGATATAGTAGAAGGTGTATCGGACTTTGCAACAGGCAAAGGTGCTAAACTATTTGGTTTTATAAGAAATTTTATAGGTGGTGGAGTCAAAGTTGTAGGTGCAACCATAGGTAAAATTCTATGGCCTATAGGTTTTCTTTTTTCATTATTTGATGGTGTTGAAGCGTATAGAAAATCAGATGAAGAAGGTTTCATCGCAAAACTAGGTGATGGTATAGGTGGTTTTGTAGGAGATCTTATTGGTGCACC